ACCCAATGCCAATCGCAGCTTCACCAGCGAGCGTTTGACCACCAGGAACGAATGCTGCGGCTAGTGGCCCACCGTATCTGACAGCAGTCGCAGCGACTTTTCTCGCTCTTTTGCCTTCGTAATCTGCGAGGAATGACCGTTCCTTGTCGGTGAAATCCTCGTCGGGCAGCGGCTCATAATTGCCAGCAACAAACTTCTGGAACTTACGCGCGCTGTCAGGACCGAGGTAAAAGTCAGCCTGCTGAACAATCGGATCTTGGCTTTGGAATCTTTGCTGGCCGACTTTTGAAGACTGTTGAACAGCTTGATTTAGTGCTGTCGGTGAACCTGCGTCTTCAAAAACAACCTCAGGCTTCCGCATCGGAGGGGCTTGCGGCGTAGACAATGCGGAAGGTTGCTGCTGAGTTACCTGAACTTCGTCGTCAAAAACAATTTCAGCCATGTTGGTGTTTACTTGATGGTTGCGGGTCTTCCACCGACTGAGATTTTGGTTCCAACTGGAAGATTTGCCGACTGAGCTTCTTGGATTGAGTTAAACGACCGAATTTCTTGTTGTTGTTGTGGTGGCGTTTCAACGCCTAAAATCTCATTCGCTCTCCGCTCAAGTAAATCAATGTACGCACCGTATTGAGGATTTTTGTCAATCCCCTGAATCCTTAATTTCTCAACACGATCTTTTATGTTGCGAGCTGTAAGATCTTTAAACGTCTCAACTCGATCAGAAAATCCGGTATCGGTAGGCTTTCCGATTGATGTCGTTATTCTGGTGATTTCAGGTTTAGTAAGAGCCTTGCCACCACGTTTAAACATGGCACCAGTACTCATGTTTACATAAAGCTGATTTACCTCTCGTTCTGGACTAAATGCGTTGAAAGCCTCGCCAGCGGTAACTCTTGCGTTAAAAGTTGGGCCATAAAGATCTTGGCCGAGATACGGTTCCATAGGCTTGATTCCGTTAAGAACAGCCTCGGAAAACTCAAGTTCATCCAGATCCAGCTTAGTCGGAGCAGGAAGTTTACCCCCAGACTCTGCTTTAGTTTTGGCGGTGTCGGCATTCTGCTGTTTTATGTCAAGCTCTCTACCCTTAGTCTCAACATCAAGCTGATACCTCTTTTCCTTGAGCAATGCTTCATCTGTTTTTAGAGCCTGATCAAACTCAAGCCTCGCTTTGTCGATATCAATTTTAGATGCTCCTTCCCTTGTCAACCTGTCCAGATTAGCAGCAGTAATCCTTACTTTGTCTCTTGAAAGATCAAGATTTCCAAGAATAGAGGTGGTTTTAGCTTCGGTTTGACCAATCTTTGAAGAGCCTAATTTTTCATAATAGGCGTTCATTTTCTGAACGTCGATGTTAGGGCTTCCGTCTTGATTGAATCCTATCCACGCACCGGCATCGATTGCCTTGTTTATCGTCGATGCTCTCAGCGTGTTGGAGGTAGCTTCCGCCCTATCTCTAGCCTTCAGAAGTTCAGCGCGAGCAGAATACTTCTCAAGATTGTTGAGCATCTTGTCCGCCTCGAGTCGGTACTGCTTGGACTTAAACGCTGGAACGACCGGAAACTTCGCTTTTGCGCTAGGATTGTCGAGATAGTCTCCAACCTGCTTGCTAAGATCCGAGAACGTCTTGAACTCATCAACCTGCGCCTGCCGCTCCTCGATGGTGTCGGCAAGCGTAATGTCCCGAATCTTGTTCTGAAGCTCCAGCCCCTGCCGTTGAAGCACGGATTCCGCAGTCTGCTGCTGGAACTGCTCCATCATCCGCTTCTGCGTCTGCGCGCGGTCGAACAGCGATGCGCCTAGCTCAAATGCTTTAAGAGTTTCGTCGGCCATAAATCAGCGAATTCCAGGGTAGAACGATGAAGGCGGAAGAGCGTAAGTTGTGGCGGGTGACATGGGATTTGGATATCCCGTTTCACCTGTGCTGTAGTCGATTGTGGTGCTGTTTACGCTTGGTGAACCACCGGGGGTTGTGGCGTACAAACTTGGCATCTGTTGCATCATTCCACGCTGAGTGTACGCGCCGCCAGCGAATCCACCGGCAGAAGAAATCGCGCTTCCGATTGCAGCCATCGTAGGATCAGGCATCGCAGCCACTTGAGCGGCTTGCAAGTCGCGGTTGTACTGCTGCTGATTCTGCTGCGCCAGCGCATTAATGCGTTGGGACGGCGTGATGAACATGCTGCTCACCGAGAACGGCTGAACCATGCCGAACGCTCGCTGCTGCTGGATGAAATTCTGAGCTTGAGCAAGACCTTGATTCTGAATCTGCATGCCGGTCAGACCCAAATCGCGAGCGGTCAGCGCACGGCCAAATCCAGATCCTGCGCCAAACCCTCCAGACAAAGCGCGTCCAGCGGTAGAACGCTGAACTTGAGCGGAGACTTCAGGCGAGATTTCACCCCGCAAAGCCGACCCAATGTTTGCGCCAGCTTGTTTAACAAGTTGGTCATAGCCAGGAATTGCGCGACGAAGCTGCGACTCAAGCTGAGACTGCTCAGCGGCAGTCGTCTTCTGCGCCAGCTCGGTGGCAGGTTGAAGCGCAGCGATATTCTGCTGAATCGCCTGCTTCTGCTCGGCCTCGAAATCGATTGGCTTGAACGCAGGAACCTTCGGCTTACTTCCTTTGCTCAGAAGTCCGCCAATAAGGCTTGAAGCCCCCACGATTGCTGCACCACCTAGAATAGCTCCCATAAATCAAAAAACCTCCTTCACAAGACGGTTGCCGTTCTCAATCGAGAACACCTTTTCAGGTTCGTGACGCTGGATGTTCATGGTTACCAAACGCGCAGCTTTTTCCTCAGGAAATGCTCGCTCGTGATGGAAACAATGAACCCACACCCGACGCAAAGTATCCAACTTAAAAAGTTCTCCCTCATCGATTGTCATCACGCTGTTTGATGATGCCCAATCGTCCGCGTACTGCCTAAGCATCTGGACGGACGGGAGATGAACCTCGTAGCCGAATCGCTCGGTGCATTCTTTTGCCGACGCTTCAGCATCCTTCTTGACGTATACCTTGATGGAATCGTGAACGACAGCTTTCGGAAGATATCCATAGGTCGAGCAATCGGCGACGTACTTGTACTGCATCCGATACTTCTCAATCGACCGCTTCCAGTTCGGATCAGTCGCACCCTGCTCATGTAGGCCAAGGCAATCGGCTTCCAACGAGAAAAGGACCGACATGAATGCCGATCCGAATCGGGGCAGGCCGCAGATTTGGAAGAGTTTACCGTTCATTTTTTACGCACAAAGAAGTCCAGGCTGCCGTTCGAGCCAAGACAAAGATGGCCGACTCTGAGCCGGGAATCATCGCCAGCTCACTGCAAACGACCGCCGTGTAGAGGGCTGCATTCGGATAAACATCCTTTCCAACTTCCTTCATCCACTGATGAAGCTGATTGATGCGGTTGTTCGTATCTTCGAAGTCCGTCGCGATAATCTCGCGCACCCGACTCCATGCTGGATCGATTCGATCCTTGAAGAACGAATTACCAAAGCCGGGAATCTTCATACCAGCACCAATGGCCGACTTCAACGCTCGCTCGTCAAACCGCTCGTAAACGTATCGAGCAGGTCCAATTGGACCATGAGCGTCGCCAAGAGTCAGAATGGCTGAGGCGATTCCATTCGTAAGCTGCGCGCTTCCAAAGAATGCGTTCACCGCAGCAACCGAACTCGCGTTCTGATTGTTACGCGCCGCCATGTCATGCGCGTCGAAGACAGCCTGAAGAAGCTCCAATTTCTTTGGAGTGGCTTCTGCTAGACCAAAATCGATGTTGAGGTTCAGAACCATTGCGAGAATCCACCGCCATTTAATCCTACACCGACCATGCGTATCGTATGCACCGCATCGCCCAGATACTGCATCGTCTGCTCCTGCACAGCTTGAACCGCTTTAGCTTCGTAGGCCACTGCTTCCTGAATCAAATCGTTCTCCTCCTTGCGAATCGCCATGACCATCAGTTTGATGGCATCAGGACACGGAGGAATGAGGTAGTCATTGACGCTTGTCGCGTTGATATGGCGCATCTTCGCCATGACCGTCACCGGCTTATCCTCGTCGTTATGGCAGCGGTCGGTCAGTAGACTGCGACGATACTGCGGCAGAGTTTCATCGGGGTCGTAAACTGCCAGATCGAGTTCGGACAACACAGTCGCATCGTACTCGTACAATCGGCTCGCGGTGTTCGTCGCCTCGCGGATAACGCCGGTAAGCTGCGTGAACTTCTTGGTCGATTGAACGTACGGCAAAGCGAGCGTCAGCTTCTCTCCGTCAATCCATGCGCCGCCGGACTGCGTTCGAATCCACTGACCGTTTTGATCGACTCCTTGCAAGGTGATGGTCTTGCCGACATCCGAAGCGTCGCCAGGGTAGACTCGAATGTAGCTGTTAAGACCACCAGACATGTCGCGGTAAGAGACGACAGTCCCACGGTCAATAAGCTGCTTACCGACACAAGCGTCTCCTGAGTTGAGCAGTCCATAGCCGGTTTCTTGAAACTCGAACCATTGATTGCGGACGGTTCCGACTCCGCAGCAATCGGCTACAGCTTCAATGGTTTCGATCTGACGCGGCCAAGTGATGCAACCGCCGACCGTATGAATCGTGAATCGCCCGTACGCACCGGCCCACAGACCCTTGTGTAGAAGCCTTCGACACGCTTGGTTGATGTAGTCGTAAACGCGCTGATCATCGACACATACGCCGATGACCCGAGCGATAGTCGAGCGGATGTCCTGAACAATCAGCTTCATTTGGTGTAGTAGACTCGGGCGGTTCGCTTGATGAAGTAAACACCGTAAAACGGCGGCAGGTTGTTATGAGCCGCTCCATCTCCAGTGGATGAAGTGGGGACATTCGCCGTGGTGCCGTACTGGACGCCATTGGCTCCGCCATTATTTGCATCCGCAGTGACAAGCGGAAAGAAATTGTGAGTGTGAGCAGGCATCTCTTGCACGGTCAGCGTGTGCTGATCCTCGCCGACAACGGCAGTCGAGGTGGCTGTCCCATTGACGTTGATGACTCCGCTTGCCGCAAAGGTTCCAGCACCGACCGGGAAGCGCGCCTGAAAAGCCGTGTCAACCTCCCACATCGCTCCGCTGTAATTGGTGACAGGGTTTGAAGTTCCATCGCCACCATCGTACGAAAGCAAGTCGTTGGTAGTGCCAACAAAGATCCGACGCTCGGAACTTGTTATCGAAACAGGATGCTTTCGGCTCCAATAGCCGCCGTTGAAGACCCACCAATTGCTATCTTCATCCAGCCACGGATAAACCTGATTGTTCAGCGCAGGAGTGGTCGATCCGAAGTTGAAGAACGAGTTTCCAATCGAGCTGTTGAACGTCGCCTGAGTGCC